AGGTCGAGATGCAGCAACCGCTGAAGGTTACATACAGCGCATTGAAAAAGAGTTTGGCATAGTCGATGACAAGCTGCGCCCAGCTTATACAAAGTTAGCAATAGCCACACGCGATACAGCTGAAACTGAACGCTTAATGGGTATCGCGATGGATATAAGCGCGAATAGTGGCAAAGATTTAGAGTCAGTTACAGCTGCGCTATCAAAGGCTTATCTAGGCAATAATGCCACGCTTAGCAAATTAGGTATTGGCATATCTAAAGCCGATCTAAAAACTAAGTCTTTCAAAGAGATAACAGACCAGTTAGCCGTAACCTTTGCAGGCGCAGCCAAGACATCTGCAGATTCTTTTGCTGGCTCAATGGACAAACTGGCTATTGCATCTAATAATGCTAAAGAGATCATCGGTACAAGCCTTATTAACGCCCTGCAATCTTTGGGCGAGGATGACAGCATATCTACCCTTGGCGCGGATATTGAAGGCGCAGCTACATCCCTGGCTAACTTTGTTGATTCGATCGTGTATTTAAAAGAGCAAGTCAAATCCATACCGGGTGCTGGCATTTTCGGTTATTTATTTAGCGGTGTAACTGATCTGCTAGGCAGATTTAGCCCACAGCGTTTAGCCGAATTGATTAAAGAAATTAAAGGTTTCCAAGGCATGGGTAACGTTGCCATGACTGGCGGCTCAAATATGGATACCCAAAAATTTGAAGCAGATCAAAAGAAATTAGCAGCTAATAAACTTGCAGCCGATAAAAAAGCCGCAGCTAATAAGATTAAGGCCGATAAAATGGCTGCTGCTAATAAAGCAAAACTAGATAAGGCCGCTGCTGTATTTGAAATACAAAAAATTCAGATAGCCGCTGCGCTAAAGGGCAAGATAAGCGAAGAAGAAAAAGTACGCCTGTTGCTTATGCAGGCTATTGAGGAAGGCAACGCAGATAAAGCCGAGACACTAGCCAAAAAACTAGAGGATATTCAAAAGCAAAACGCCAAGATTGCCGCCGATCTTTTAGCCATTAGTCAGGCCAAAGATCCGTTTTCTACATGGGCTGGAAGTTTACTTTCCGCTTATAATGAACTTAATAGGCTAAAGGGCGGCATGTTAATGATTCCGGGGGTTACTTTTAATCCTGGGCAGAGCAAAGATCGCAACTATGATTTAGGTCAAGGCTCAGGCGGCGGCGGTACTGGCGGCGGCGGTACTGGCGGCGGCGGTACTGGCGGCGGCGGTACTGGCGGCGGCGGTACTGGTGGTGCTGGTGGTGCTGGTGGTGGCGGTACTGGCGGCGGCGGTGATCCTGTTATTGAAAGCATTTTTGCAGAGGATGACACCATTGAGGCTATTTTAGAAAAGGTAGAAAATATTGCTGCTGAGGCTGCTGCAGCTGCTGAGGCCGTTGCCGCATCTGTAGCAGAAACCCAAGTGACGGTAGATGCACTTGCTGAAGCTGCTACAAATGGTTACGGGATGGCTGGTACTAATTTTAATCCCGGACAAAGCGCAGACCGTAACTACGATTCGGGTTACAGCAACGCCCCTACTATTATTATAAATAATAATGGCTCAGTTATTATGCAAGATGAGTTAGTAGATGTTATAAACGATGCATTATTAGCCGGTCAAAGAATTGGCTTAAGTAGTACAGTAACGGGGGCTGTTCCTCGATGACAGTTCCAGTAATAAACGCGGTCATTAATTTTTCTACAGGCGCGGCTTTTGCACAGGCATTTATTATTGGTGAAGGTATTTTTGGCACTAACGTATTAGCAGACTCAGCTGCAGTTATCGTAGATGTAAGTAACGTAGTAGATAGCGTAAGCATCAAACGCGGCCGCAATCCGCAAGCCGATGAATTTCAGACTGGCACAATGACCCTGCGCATCGTGGATCAAAACGGCGACTTTAATCCACAAAACCCCAGCAGTCCCTATTTTGGCTTACTAGATCCAATGCGTAAGGTATCTATATCGGCTACTTATGGCGGCGTTACCTATCCGATGTTCTCAGGGTTTATTACGAGCTATACAACCACTACCCCTAAAAACGCTAACGATGTTGTATATACAACGATACAAGCTGTAGATGCTCAGCGACTGGCTCAAAATGCCCAGATCAGTACAGTTACAGGCGCGACAGCAGGGCAACTATCTGGCACACGCATTAACGAAATACTTGATGAGATTTCATGGCCAGCATCCATGCGTGACGTAGATGCAGGTTTGACCACTATGCAAGCAGACCCCGGCACAGCTCGTACTGCTTTAGCCGCATTACAAACTGTTACAAATAGCGAGTACGGCGCGTTCTATGTAGATGCATCTGGCTCGTTCGTATTCCAGGATCGAAACGTTACTACGGCCAGCATCGCAGGTACGCCTACCGTGTTTAACGATAATGGCACAGATATTGGCTATTTCAACGCTGTATGGCGACTGGATGACACCCTTGTATTTAACCAGGCTAACGTAAGCCGTGCAGGTGGCACAGTCCAAAATGCTACTAACGCAGCTAGTGTTACCAAGTATTTTGCCCATACCTACAATATCCAGAATTTACTTATGGAAACCGATGCCGTAGCCCTGGACTATGCCCGTGCATACGTTGCAAGCCGGGCTGAAACTAGCGTTAGATGCGATGCCATCGAGCTAGACCTTTACACAGATAACTATGCCAATGGCATCGTAGCCGCGCTTGATCTTGATTTCTTTGATCCTGTAACGATCACGACAAATCAGCCAGGTAGCTCGACTCTGACAAAAACACTTCAAGTATTTGGCGTGGCACACAGCGTTACACCCAATAAATGGCGCACTACCTTCACTACACTTGAACCCGTGATAGACGGGTTTATATTGAACTCAACCCAATACGGCGTACTTGATACATCCGTATTGAGCTATTAAGGAGATAAGAAAATGGGAGCAGGACTAGGCTTTAAAGATTTTGTAACAGGGGAAGTTTTAACGGCTAATGACGTTGATGGCTACCTAATGCAAGGCGTATGGGTTTTTGCTAACGCCGCAGCTAGAACAGCCGCAGTAACTAGCCCACAGGAAGGTAACTTTAGTTTTCTAAAAGATACTAACTCAACTGAGTATTACTCAGGATCTGCATGGGTTTCTGTTGCTGGCGGCGGTGGCTGGACATTATTGACTAGCGGAACTTTATCGGGTGCATCCACAACTACCGCTAGTTTTTCAACCAGCTACACGGATCTACGAGTTTACATTTTAAACTTTCTACCAGCCACGGACAACGCTGAATTTATGATGCGATTTAACGGAGATTCTGGCGCGAATAGACATTTTGGTGCAAGTAACTCGCCACAGTTAAACCAGCCTTTTGCTCAGACATCTGTCAATATGGCTACTGGCAACGATAATTCTGTTAATACTGGCATCATCATTATCGATATTCCTAGTTATTCCAATACAACTACATGGAAAATTGCTAACTCACGCAATGCAACAGTAAATGCAACAACCACAGCTAACGTCAATATTGAAAACCGCATTGGCGCATATAACCAAACAACTGCAATTAGCACACTTCAATTCCTACCAAGTACAGGTAACTTTACTTCTGGTACTTATTTAGTATATGGGGCATAAAAATGACTGACTTAATCCACCGTATTTATTCTGAGGATGGCACTTATATTGATCGCCCGTTCACGGATGATGAAATTAAAGTTTATGAGGAAAACAAAAAAGCCCATGAATTTGAGAAAAAAGCCATTAAAGCCGCTAAAGATGCAGCTACCGCCAAACTAGAGGCATTAGGTTTAACGGTAGATGATCTAAAGGCACTTGGTTTTTAGTAACAATGTCTGCGATCAGCTATAACGGCTGGCCAGCATCTAAGGATGTTGAGTCGATCCGTATCAAGTCTTACCCAATTAAGGGTACAAAGATAAAGCTGCGATGCGCCTATTTTGCTGCACCTTTACTGGTTGCCTTTGCTGAGCAGTTTAATGAACTGATCGAGCCGATCGATGGCGGCACATTAGATGACTGGGGCTACTGCTATCGTGATGTTCGGGGCGTACCGGGCAAGTTAAGTAACCACAGCAGCGGTACGGCTATCGATCTAAATGCGACTAAGCACCCGTTAGGTAAGGCTGGCACGTTTCCAGCTGAGAAAATTCCAATGATCCAGGCATTGACTAAAAAATACGGCCTTAATTGGGGCGGCAACTGGACACGCAAAGATGAAATGCATTGGGAAATAGCACAAGATCCCGTAAAAACCGCAAAACTAATAGAAAAGTTAGGATTAAGTTATGCCGACTAGCGCACAAGTAACAGTAACCACGACAGCCACGATTTTAGTAGCTGCGAATATTATGGATCAAACAGTATGGCTACATAATCTAGGCGGCGGTGCTGTCTATTTAGGCGATGCTAACGTAACCACAGCAAACGGTTACAAGATGGATAACGGCGATAAAATGCAAGTGCCTGTAGGAGATCATGAAGGCTTATATGGAATTGCTGCATCGGGTACGCATACGATTGCAGTATTGAAACAAGTCAACTAAGGGCACTTAGGAGTAAGACCATGAAAGAACAAGCTAAGGCCGCTGGCCTGTCATATCTACGCGCCGCTTTTAGCTGCGCAGCTGCGCTTTACATGTCCGGCATTACCGATTGGAAAACACTAGGTAATGCATTTATCGCTGGACTACTTGGCCCATTATTGCGCGCCATGAACCCTAGCGATAGCACTTTCGGCGTTAAGTAATGACTGCCGCCCAGTCGCTTATAGCAATAGCCATAGGTATCTGCACACTTATGGGGTTTGCGGCTGGGCTGGTTCGCCATCTAGTTAAGTATTACCTAAGCGAATTACGCCAAGACGGTAACGGTGGCCATAATCTACGCGGCCGCGTTGATCGTATTGAAAGCAAGGTTGACTCGATCTACGAGATGTTATTGCAGCGATAGGCGTGTCGGTTATTGACCGCTGTCATACCCAGGCTTTACCCTTTATTTACACGTTAGGCAGGGCTACCTAATTCGGTGTAGTGCGGCTTAACCCAAACAAGGGCGAAGTAAATGGATATAACAAAAGTAGCAGTAATAGTTTTATTGGTTAGCGTTGCATGGTTTTTAGTAGGTTGGTCGATCGGCTACAAAGAAGGCGTAAAGGATGGCTTTAATCGTGGCCGCGCTGCAGGTTTAAGAGCTGCATTTAACTCAGCTACAGAGATCGTGCGCAACTCATGACCTTTAACTTGGACAACTATGAGGATGTCAATAGCCGTATTAAACGGTTTAGAGAAACCCATATCTCAGGCAGGATCATTACTGAGATCGTAGAGCTAAACGTCAAGGATGGCTACGTCATTATCCGTGCCAGCGTATTTCGTGAGCATGAGGATGTAGTCCCGGCGGCTGTTGATTATGCCTATGAGTTGCGTACCGATCGAGGCGTGAATCGTGACTTTTGGATCGAGAATTGCAGCACGTCTGCCATCGGTCGAGCCATAGGTCTGCTAATGCCAAGCGATGCACGACCTACACGGCAGGATATGGAAAAGGTAGAACGCTTACAGGCTCAGCCTGCAGTAGAGGTTGATCTATGGGCTACTGCTATACCTGCAGTAAAGGTTGAAGGCGTAGGAAGTGTTCGGCCAGCTGCTGAAACTATTGCCGATATTAAATCGCAACTAGGTGGCGAGATTGTAGATCCTGCACCTATCTGCAGTCATGGCCGTATGGTTTACAAGGAAGGCGTAAGCCCGAAAACTGGCCAAAAATACCGCGGCTATACCTGCAGCAGTAAATCACGCAGCGATCAATGTAAACCAATATGGCTATAACCGAGATGTCCCAAATCGTGCAGGTTATATTAGATCGATCGCAGGAAAAACAAGCTGCGGCGTGTGGGTTTGCTCGTAGCACGGGTGAATTCTTAACTACACCAGATCGCAGATATGACCGTAAGACTAACTACCATGAGTTCATCCTGGAAAATAGCGAGGCCGTTGGGTCTGAGATTGCTGTGGCGCAATATATGGGCTTACAGAATTTCGTGCCTACAGTTCACACTTATCGCGATGAGGCAGATATAACTGTCGGGAATCTGGGCTTTGAAGTTAAATGGACTAGGTATATCAATGGCCATTTAATTATTCACAAGGATTACCCACGCTTAACCGATGTGGCCATCCTGGTAGTAAATAAGTCACCTGTATATCAAATAGTGGGCTGGATGCCCGTGTTATGGGCTAAAAAACCTAAATACTATAACGCAGCTGATGGCAAT